TTTTAATGTTGTAATGCGTGCTAAATTAGCACAACCAGTTCAAAAAAGAAATTCAGATGAATACATGTTTAGACTCAGGTATGATTTTTGAGCTACACTATTGGCCTTGACATATCGACAAGCTGCACAGGTATCTGTATTCTTGATGATGCAGGATTACCTGTGCTAATGTATGCAATAGAGCTATCAAAGATAACAAGTTTTGTTGATAAGTGTGTTAAAATTCAAACAGAGCTTTTAAAGATTAAAAATGAATTTAAAATTGATAAACTCTTCATTGAGCAAGATCTACAAGCTTTTAGGCCAGGTTTATCATCTGCACACACTATAAACACACTTTCTAGATTTAATGGCGCCATTTCTTTAGTATGTTATCAAGTCTTTGAAATTCGTCCAGTATTGATTCATGTAACAAATGCTAGAACTCATGTTGGCATTAAAATAAATCATAAAGATAAATCAAAGACAACAAAAGAAAAAGTTTGGGAATGGGTTGCAAATAGAGTTAAATTTGATTGGCAATTCAAGAAAACAGGCAAATTAAAGACAAATTCATTTGATATTGCTGATGCATACGTTATCGCATATTCAGGATTTTTAGATTGTAAAGACACACAATCTTGTTAAGATATACATGTGCAAAAGACTTATACAGACAAAGTTAAATTTGTAGAATCTGCATTTGGAAAAGGTGTCATATCAAGAAGCGGAGATGATATTGCAGTCAAGTGTCCAATTTGTCAAACAAAAGACAAGAAGAAACTTTCAATTTCATTAAATACATGGCAATGTCACTGCTGGATTTGCGGATATAAATCAAAATCACTTGTTGATATGCTTAGAAAAAAATCATCAAGTGACTTATTATCAAGATATCGTTCTGACTTCTTGGGCGAAATATTTCAACAGCATCATGTACAACAGCAAGTTGAAAAGATTTTTGAATATCCTGAAGGCTATGTTCCAATTGTTAATTTTGATAAAAACATTAGAGATCCCGACATCAGAGGCTGTTATCAATATTTACTAAAAAGAGGTGTCTCAGATAGAGATCTATACAAGTATCGTGTAGGTATTTCTAAAAAGTTTCCTCGTAGAATTTTTTTCATATCGCTTGACAGTGATGGAATTGAAAATTACTTTGTTTCACGATCAATCGATGATGATTCTAGATTAAAATATATTAATTCTGATCTTGATAAGACACAAATAGTCTTTAATGAACTTGATATTGATTGGGATAAAGACGTTTACTTGATTGAAGGTATTTTTGATTTAATAAAAATTAAAACAAATGCAATTTGCATACTAGGTTCTTCTCTGTCTGAGAATAGTCTGCTATTTAAAAAATTAATTGTTAATTCTTGTAGTATTGTTTTGGCACTTGATAGTGACGTTCAGCCTAAAATGTTTAAAATTGCTGATAAATTGATTAGTTATGGATGTAGTGTAAAAATATTTCCGCTCTATGATAAAAAAGATGTTGGATCAATGTCGAGTGAAGAAATTATAGAATCTACTTCTCATCTTGAAGAATGGGATAGCAACGTATCAATTATGAAAAAGATAAAATCAATAAGAAGTAGTAGCATATTTTAAAGATAATTAGTATTGTGAATAATTTTAAAAACATACTTAAGTCAATCATTGAAGATGTTTTAATAACAGACGATAAATTGTTTAAGCAGCGTACTATTCCTGGAATAGTCAATACTTCTATGGCTGATAAAGATAGTAATTTTAACTCTGAAAAATCTAACGATCACACAACGTCAAAATATGAATTGTATTTAATGATACAAGATGCTATTCATATTTATAATGAACTTGAAAATAACGAATTTGAAAACAATGAATTAAATGAATCAATTCGTAGTATCGCTAAGAAAATTAGAAACATCAGAACATCAGCATAGAATCTTCATAGATTATAAATATATCTATTGCTAGATAAGATTTATCTATGAAGATTGCTCATTTTGCAGACGTTCACTTTAGAGGGCTTGCTAAACATGATGAATACAGACGATCATTTGAAGATGCATTTGAATCACTAAAAAAGATTAAACCAGATTTAATCTACATAGGTGGTGATATCGTTCATTCTAAGACACAGGGGATATCCCCAGAGTTAATCGACATACTAACTTGGTGGTTTACCTCATTACAAGCCATAGCCCCAACGTACGTCATCCTGGGTAACCACGATGGGCTTATCTTTAATAGGCATCGTCAAGATGCAATATCACCAATAATCAAAGCAATCAATAGTGATAGAATATTCCTGATGAAGCAGTCAGGTGTATATGACTGTATTGATCCTAAATTTAAGTTATGTGTTTTTTCTCTATTTGATAGAAATACATGGAAGGATGTTAAACCAGCCGCTGGCCATATAAACATTGCACTTTACCACGGATCAGTTCGTGGAGCGACTTCTGATCTTGATTATGAGCTTGAAGGTGAAGAAAGTGTATCATTCTTTGAAAAGTATCATTTTACATTGCTTGGTGATATTCATAAGCGTCAATTCTTAAATCCAACTAGAACAATTGGATATTGCGGTTCTACAATCCAGCAAAACTATGGAGAATCTGCAGACAAGGGATTTCTTCTATGGGATATTAAAGATGAAATTGACTTTGATGTGAAGTTTATTCCAGTCAAAAACGATAGACAACACCATACTATTTCATGGAATGGTGATTTGCAAAATGATATAAAGCAAATAGAATCAATTCCAAAGAATTCAAGAATTAGAATAGATGTCAAATCTAATGACGTATATGGGCTTAAGCAATTCCAGACGTCTATTGAAAATCAAATATCACCAAGTGAATTCACTTTTAAGAGTGAGCAACTAAATAAAAAAGATGATATAAAAAAGATTACGTCAAATAGAATCAACACTAGAAAGGTATTTGAAGATTTCGTTAATCAGAGAACATCTTCTTCTGATGTTTCTCAAAAGTGTATGCAAAAAATTGATCAAATATCACAATCATTTGGTCACATTGATCGTCAAAGAAATGTAAAATGGGATCTTAATAAACTTGAATTTAGCAATTTATTTGCTTACGGTGAAGATAATTCAATAGATTTTGAAAAACTTCCAGGCATCACAGGAATTTTTGGAAAGAATAGATCTGGAAAATCTTCAATCATAGGATCAATTGTTTATGCACTATTTAATACAACTGATCGCGGAAGTTTAAAAAATCTTCATGTTATCAATACAAAAAAAGATACATGCAGTGCAAAAGCAGTCATTAAAATAGGACAAGATTCTTATAGCATTCTGCGAGAAACAAAGAAAAACTTTCCAAAAAAAGCAGATGTTTGGGCAAGTACAACTCTTTCAATAACTAAAAATGAACTAGATGCTGAAAATACTGATCTGAACGATGAACAAAGAAGAGAAACAGAAAAAGTATTAAGATCATTAATTGGAACAGCTGATGATTTTTTCTATACATGTCTTGCTGCACAAGGACAAATGAATTCATTTATTCTAGAAAAATCATCTGCAAGAAAGCAAATGCTTGGAAGGTTTCTAGATATTGATTATTTTGAAGAGCTTAACGATGCTGTTAAATTAGAGTCTGCACAATACAGACAAAAAATAAAATCAATTGGACAAAATGTAGATTTTGAAACACAAATTAAAACATTGCAAAGCGATATAGTTTTAGAGTCTAATAAAAAGTCTAAGTTAAAACAAAAATTAAGTGACCTTAGATCAGACCTTTTAAAGTATTCACAAGATTCTGGTGTAGAATTTATTACACAAGATCAATTGAATATATGCACTAATGATGTTGCAAAAATAGATGAAAATACAAAATTAATAGAAGCACAAATATCTGAAGCCGAATTAAAAATAAAAAATCTAACAGAAAAAATTGAAAGAGCAAATAATGTAATTTTACTTGTTTCATTAAGTGATCTAAAGAAAGAGCAGAGTGATATCAATGACTTGACATCAAGAGTTCAAGTTCAAAAAAGAGATATTGCTGCAAGTAAGAGAGAAATTGATATTGCAAATAAATCAATAGAACTGCTTACAAGAGTTCCTTGTGAGGGTAAGTTTCCAACATGTGAATTCATATGCGATGCCCATAAAGACAAGCAAAATCTTAATTCACATAAGTCAACGCATGCAGACAAATCAAGAGACCTTGATATAATGTCAAAACGAATTGATGAACTTAGTATAGCAAACCCATCAGCAAAATTAATAAAATATCAACAAATTTATGATCTTGAAAAGTCAATGTCTTTGTCTGTAAAAGAATTAGAAGGACATAATCGAGTATTATATTCTCGTCTAAAGAATTCACAAGATGAGCTAGTCAAAAAAGTAGATGAGCTTACAAGATTAAATCAAAAATTTGATATTTCAAAAGCAACAGAAGTTAAAGCAGCCAACAAAATAAAGAAAGATATAGAAGGCTTTGAAATCAATCTATTGAGTATCGCAACTCAAGAAGGAAAACTTCAAGAACGACTTGAAAATGCCATAAAGACTAGAGACGAAATTCTTACTGCAATACAAGAGATTTGTGTATATGACATTGTTGAAGATGCATTTTCAAAAAAAGGTGTCCCACTCAATATCATTAATGAGTCGCTTCCAATCATTAATAGTGAAATTTCACGATTATTAGACGGCATTGCAGGATTCAATATTGAAATTTCAAGTGATGATAGCAGTATTGAAATTTATATTGACTATGGTGATAGCAGACGATTAATTGAATTATGCTCTGGAATGGAAAAATTAATCGCGTCAATAGTAATAAGAGTTGCTCTAACAAACATCTCAGAACTCCCAAAACCGAGTATGTTTATTATAGATGAAGGTTTTGGATCTCTAGATGATAGTAACATTGAATCATGTGCAAGATTAATGAATAATTTAAAAAATGAATTTAGAAATATTCTTATAATTTCACATGTTGATGCTGTAAAAGATATTGTTGATAACGTTATTGACATAGAATGGAGGAATGACTGTGCAGCAATTCAATGCTAATAATATGCCTCTTTTTTGTAGCCTATGTGAATTGCCACACATAAAAATAAAAGATAGATATTGTTTTTCTGAATTTGGTATTTGCAGTGAATGTGGATATAAATTTGCTGAGGTGAAACGTAAAGAGTGGAATAATGGGTGGCGTCCGTCTACAGAGGAGATATATATATATGTTACTGAACGTCGCGATATGATAAAGTCAATAAGGAGAAAACATGCTAAACTTTGAAGAAGTAAATATTTTAGGACAAATTTTAAATGATGCGTTTGGAAAAAGTTCAACTATAACATCTTCTACTTGTGTTATAAAATCTGCATTGCAAGGCAGTGAACTTATTATTTCATATATAACTGTTGTAAATCTCGTAACAAGCGAGCCAATTCAACAGCAAGTCAAAGAGCAAGAACGCATCTCAGTAAAGCTTTCTGATGACTTTGTTAAAAATGTAAAAAGTGAGTTTAAGAAATCTGCAGGTCATGCACTAAAACTTAAAAAAGGTGATAGCTCTGTTTCTATTGAGCACATATCAATGTCGCCATACAATCCAAAAAGAACTGTTTATTATAGAAGAAAGACAGTATATCAAATAGGGGACTAAATGCCCCCAGTTGCTAAAACACGTCAAGTTCAAGAAATTATACGGTGCGGAAAAGATCCAGAATATTTCTTTAATACGTACGTAAAGATTCAGCATCCAACAAGGGGAATGGTTCCATTTAAAACTTTTCCTTTCCAAGATGACTGTGTTAAAGATTTCATTAAAAATAGATTTACAATCATTGTCAAAGGTAGACAGCTTGGTTTGTCTACGCTTGTTGCAGCATATGCAGTTTGGATGGCAATATTTCAGAAAGATAAGAATATTCTAATCATTGCAACAAAACTAAGCGTTGCACAAAACTTTATTAAAAAAGCAAAAATAATAATTAGAAATTTGCCACCATGGCTTGTCTTGCCGCAAATAGTTTCTGATAACAAGCAAATAATTGAATTCAATCATGGTTCATCTATTAAAGCAATTCCAACATCTGATGATGCAGGTAGATCTGAATCACTTTCTCTTCTCATCATTGACGAAGCTGCATTCATTGGTAATTTTGATGAAATATGGACAGGTTTATATCCTACAATTTCAACTGGTGGTCGTGCAATAGTTTTAAGTACACCGAACGGTGTTGGCGGTCAATACTACAAACTCTATAAAGATGCAGAATCTAATCAAAATGAATTTAAAGCAATTTCATTAAAATGGGACGTACACCCAGAAAGAAATCAAGAGTGGTTCGATAAAGAAACACGAAATATGTCACCACGTCAAATTTCACAAGAATATTTGTGTGACTTTGCATCGTCTGGAGAGACATTTTTAGGTGACGGTGATTTAAAATGGTTCTATTCACAAATTAAATCTCCGATAGATAGAAAGGGATTTGATAGAAATATTTGGATTTGGGCATATCCGCTTTCTGAACACAACTATATTATGTCTGCTGATATTGCCCGCGGTGATGGTAAAGATTATTCAACATTTCACATAATAGACTCAGATGCAGGTGAAGTTGTTGCTGAGTATCGTGGAAAGATCGCGCCAGATAGATTTGGTGATATGCTTAGTGAGTTTGGCCTCTTATACAATAAAGCACTTCTCTGTCCAGAAAACAATACATTTGGATTTGCAACAATAATACGATTAAGAGATTTAAACTATCCAAGAATGTATTATCAAAAAAATAGCACTGCTTATATTGGCAACTACATACCGCCTGTTGACACAACAGATGCAGGTTTTAATACAAGCGGTAAAACTCGCGGTATGATATTAACGAAGCTAGAAGAAGTTTTGAGAAATAAACAAATTAAAATATACTCTTCTAGATTTTATGATGAAATGAAGACATTTGTATGGAATGATAATCGAGCTGCAGCAATGAAAGGCGAAAATGATGATCTCGTAATAAGCATGGCAATTGGAACGTGGCTATATGATGGATCTGCTGAGCATTCACGTGACTCATCAATATTAAATAAAGCTATGATTGCAGGATTTTCATTCGCATCTAAAGATTTTAATTGCGCATCAAAAAGCATAATTAATAAAGAACATATTCAAAAAGAACAAACACGTCGTGACGCTCTAGGGATGTCAATGCCAGCACGAGCATCGCAAATTTCACCTGACTTTCTGTGGGTATACAAAGGATAAAGATGGCAAAAGAAGAAAATATTTTTACACGTCTTACTTCGTTATTTAGGGCTGGACCAGTTGTTAAGCGTCGAGTAAAAGAGTATAAGCCTAGCGAGAAGACAACTTCTGCATATGAGCTGTTTAAGAAAACACAAAGTCAAGTTTATTCAACAGCAATGAGTGCTTACGGATCATATGATAGAATGGCACGATACAGTGACTTCCAAGAAATGGAGTATTGTCTCGCAGGAGATACTAAAATAGCTGTTCCAGATGGT